TGTAATAAAAGGATCAGGAGACAATAGATGAGTAACCAATTACCAACAGACTATCAAGCATTCATACACAAGTCACGCTACGCCAAGTACTTTGATGGCAAAGGGCGTGAGTCTTGGGGAGAAACAGTAGGGCGTTACATGGATAACGTAGTTCGCAAGGCGCTGGGCGATGAGGTAGATAGAATAGTAGACAACACAGACGTAAGAGATATTGAACAAGCTATACTGGGTCAGGAAATAATGCCTAGTATGAGGGCGATGATGACAGCTGGTCCCGCTTTAGATCGTGACAATACAGCAGGATATAATTGTAGTTACCTACCAGTAGATGATCCTAAATCTTTTGATGAAGCTATGTATATACTTCTCTGTGGTACTGGTGTTGGCTTCTCTGTTGAGAGACAGTTCATAAAGAAGCTACCAGAGATACCTGAGTTGTTTGATAGTGAGTCTACTGTTGTTGTTAAGGATAGCAAAGAAGGTTGGGCTAAAGGATTTCGTCAAGTTCTAGCACTCTTATGGGCTGGTGAAATACCTAAGTGGGATGTATCTCAAGTTAGACCTGCAGGTGCAAGACTTAAAACGTTTGGTGGTAGAGCATCAGGACCAGCGCCGTTAGTAGAACTATTTAACTTCGCTGTAGCTACCTTCAAGGCAGCACAAGGGCGTAAGCTTAGCTCTATGGAATGTCACGACCTTATGTGTTTCATAGGCCAGATAGTTGTTGTTGGCGGTGTACGCCGTAGTGCTATGATTTCATTGAGTAATTTATCTGATGATAGAATGCGTCATGCTAAGTCAGGACAGTGGTGGGAAACTGCAGGGCATAGAGCATTAGCTAACAACTCAGTAGCTTACAGTGAGAAGCCAGACATGGAAACATTCATGCGTGAATGGTTGTCTCTGGTTGAGTCTAAGTCTGGTGAGCGTGGTATCTTTAACAGACAAGCATCTAAGGTACAAGCGGCTAAGAATGGTAGACGTGATCCTAACTACGAGTTCGGCTGCAACCCTTGCAGTGAGATAATCCTACGCCCCTACCAGTTCTGTAACCTAACGGAGTGTGTAGTACGTGCTACTGATACACTAGAAGATCTTGAGCGTAAGGTTAGACTTGCTACTATCTTAGGTACAATACAGTCTACTATGATTAAGTTCCCATACCTACGTAAAGTATGGCAGAACAATACAGCAGAAGAGAGATTGCTTGGTGTATCTATGACAGGTATCATGGACAACCCATTAATGACACAGAAGAACAAAGGTCTGAAGAAGACACTAGAACACTTACGTTCTGTTGCTGTAGCTACTAATGAAGAGTGGGCTAATCTACTAGGTATACCTGCTAGTACTGCTATCAGCTGCGTAAAACCAAGTGGCACGGTTTCACAGCTTGTAGATAGCGCCAGTGGAATCCATGCGAGACATAGCCCATACTATATTCGTACTGTACGTGGTGACAATAAAGATCCTCTAACTCAGTTTATGATTGATAGAGGTATACCTAATGAACCATGTGTTATGAAGCCTGACTCTACAGTTGTGTTTAGCTTCCCAGTTAAGTCGCCTGAGAAGTCAGTGACACGTAATGTTATGTCTGCTGTGGAGCAACTAGAGTTGTGGCTTGCATATCAACGGCATTGGTGTGAGCATAAGCCTTCAGTTACTATAACAGTACGTGATGAGGAGTGGATGGATGTAGGTGCATTTGTGTACAAACACTTTGATGAAATGTCAGGTGTGTCATTTTTGCCACACTCAGATCACTCATACCAGCAAGCTCCTTACCAAGAGATAGATAAGAAAGAGTATAAAGAATTACTTTCAAAGATGCCTACTCGTATTGATTGGTCAGAGCTATCAGATTATGAGAGTGAAGATAACACAGTGTCTATGCAAACAATGGCTTGCTCTGGAGACTCTTGTGAAATTGTAGATCTAGTATAAGCTATGTATGTAGTACTAGGAACAACGAAGTGTGGGTTCTGTAATAAGGCAAAGCACTTACTAGAGGAGAAAGGCATAGCGTTTATGCCTTACTCTGTTGATACAGTTAGTAGTCGGTGGTTGTTGACATTAATGCAACAGGCAGGTATGAATACTGTACCCCAAATATGGGACAATGAAGGTCACCATGTCGGTGGCTATAGTGAACTAAAGGAACAATTAGATGGTTGAAGTTTTAGTAATGTTTTTTGTAGGCATTGCAGCTATTGAAGTAGCTAGTGATGTAGGTAGTTCTACGTATGACTATGTAGAACCTAAGGTAACACAAGGAGTAGATTACGTCAAAGATAAATTTGATTCTGAAGAGCAAGAATAGTGTATGTTCTTGTACTTATAGCATTCATGGTGGGTGAAGAGCCAACAATAAAAGCTTCACCTATCCTGTATGATACATATGATAGCTGTATTGATGGTGCAGCACGTGCAATGACAAGTGTATATACATACCTACCAGAAGAACTTACTGAAAAAGTTTTTATATTACCTATGTGTAACGCTATACCAGAGGATACATGATGCAACTAAAGTTTAACTTGTTTGAGGATATGGAAAGAGAAGCACTCTCTACTGATGTTAGAGATAAAAAGTGTTCAGTTTGTGAAGAGGTTTTACCAGAAACAGATGAGTACTTTTATCCAGTTAGTGTTTACCACTCAAAGGATTGTACTTCTAATACACACTTTCATAACAAATGTAAATCTTGTGCAAATAAAGGTAGGGTAATACAGCAAAGTCTTCAAAAATTTCATGGGCATAAAGCTTATGGTAGCTGTGATTGCTGCGGTGTAGACTCTAAAGATCTCAAAGGAGAAAAGCTACACTTGGATCACTGCCATAGGACAGGTACATACAGAGGTCATTTGTGTGGTAGTTGTAACCGTGGTATGGGTATGCTGGGTGACAATAGTGAGGGTGTACAACAAGCATTAAACTACCTAAAGAAAGTAGAAAATAAAGAATGAAGAAGATAGAGCTAGAGGCAAATAACTTTGTTAAGACTAAGAGTAACAAGTTTAATACTGGGCTTAACAAAGAAGTGCGTAATCTAGACAGCTACATCTTAAACAACTTACATGATTGTAGGGAAAAGGAGAGGGCCAGGGAGAAACTTATGGAAGCAAAGATGTGGGCTAGATTATCAGCTGACATACATGGAATAAAATAAGGGGGCTTAATTGCCCCCTCTCTCTTTGTTTATAACTGACCAGCTTCGTCATAGGCATCTTTGAGATGTTCACTATAACTTATAAATAAATCTAGCTCAGCGAAAGAATAGTCTTCTATATCACCGCTCACACCAAACTTTTCTTTCAGTACTTTCTTAGCTTCTGTAGTTATCTCTTTAGAGAACTTTGACTTTGCTTTATATGCAGCTCTTAGCTTAACATTATCACCTGTAGTATAACCATCATCTAACCTCTCACGTATCTGCTTCTTAGCACTACGTAGTACAGCCTTTAACATACCACGTCTTTCGGGTAGGTCAGCTTTCATAAACTGCTCTGTCCTTAAAAGTCTCTGCGTCTGTCTCTCTAAGATAGGGGCTAACATACCGTTGAATGCTCTATCATATGCAGGTAGTTTAGATCTCTCATTAGCAGTCCAAGCTTGCATCTCAGACATAGAGTATGCTTTCTCAGTAGCTGTACGACCCTGCTTTATAGTCAGACCAAAGATTCTAGCAAAAGGGTTAGCATCATATATCTCACCCTCTCTTGTTGCTACTTTCAAATCTTCACCAGTAATAGTATCTGTCTTGCCTATAAATGCTTCAAGGATATTATCAAAGTATTTTGTAGAAGTCTGCGTAAACAAACCTAAACCGTCAGCTTGTCTTACGTCTTTAGCTGCGTCTGTACCCATAGCAAAACCTACAACTTTATTGACAGCATCTAATGGTCTAGTAACACCTGCTAGAAAGTTACCAAAAGTCTTATTGAATGCATCAAACTGTGCACCACGTGCACCTTCATCTTGGTTTATCAATACATCTAGTAGGTTGTTTAGATCATTACCAAACTGAGCGTCTTTTGCTAACTGTCCTACAGCAACTTGAGTACCCATCTCTTGTATAAGTTCTGGTGGTACAGTCTCACCATTCAGTTTCATATTGAAGATACGTCCAGCAGCAAGGAATGCAGAAAATGGATATGTGTTTTTAGCGTCTATAATTTTACCGCCACCTACATTAATTTCGTATACACCTAAACCTTCATCCCTACGTTCTTTATCATACTGAGAGGCTAATATTAAACCAGCTATACCCACGGTTGTACGAGCTGCTGCATCCATTTCTGAAACACCCATACCTTCTTTTTTAACTATGCGTTTATACATAGGTTTTAATAGTGTCTCAGGTGCAGAGAAAGGACCCCATTGATAAGCTGTAGCAACAACGTTGTTAAAGAAACGACCAAAGGGTAGTATAGTACCCAAGAAAGGTGTATTGGATACAGTCTCTACAAACTTAGCTGCTGTTCTAATAATTTCTGGTTGTTCTTTTGTAGTATAGTCTTTAGCAAACACAGACTTAAGAGTAGTATCTAGTGCACCTGATATAACCTCATCATCAATAATTATATCATCAGATAGTAAGGCTTCTTTAAGAGTAACACCTCTCTTTAACCTTAGGTACTTATCCATATCAGTCATAAACATTTGAGACTTAGTAAACGTATCCTGTATACGCACACCTGTTATCTGATTCATAGCTCTAGTGAAAGCCTCTACATTACGAAAGGTTGGGTTGTTAGGGTCCATGCCATAACGTTTAGCTGATGCATCTACACCACCTGCCATAGTTTCAAACAGTACCTTCTGTGCATCTAAGTTCTCAGGATCTTCAAGAAATTTCATGTATGCATCACGTGTAGTGTACGGGTCCATTAAGTTACGTAGCTTTTGTACCTGTAGTGAGCTAAGTGCACGTGCCTGTCTAAAAGATTCTTGTGCAGCTTTAGTATTATATGTACTTTGAGCTACACCCTTAGTCATTAGAGCTGTTGAACTAAACAGATCAGCAATAGTTTGACCTACATAATACTGGCTAAAACCAGCAACGTTTAATGCTGTGGTAGCCGGGGATGAAACAAGTAATCGTTTCCATACAGACTGACCATAACGTAATGGCTCAGGTGGCTTAGGAACTTTTGTACCATCAGCTAATGTCTTTTCAGATTCCTCAGCTTTTTTAATAGTGTTAGACTGTAGTTTTATCTTAGTCTCAGCTGCTAATAGTCCAGAGTTTAAAGTCTTACTAACCTGTGATGCTACTTGCAAAGTCTTACCAGCCTCACTAAAACGGTCAGCCATAAGATCTCCTAGCTTAACACGTGCACCTGTGAGATCACCAAATTTAAAACCTGTATGCTTAGCAAAAGCAATATTAATATCTTCAAGTTCTTTCTGTGTAAGTGAGTTAGCTACGTTAGTCATAACATCAGATATGTGAACTTCTTTACCAACCTTGTATCCCTTGGATCTGAATACACCAACAAGGCCACCTATTTCACCCTCTACATCTCCAAACATTATTTCTCTTATGAGTTGAGAGTCGTCTATTACTTCACCTCTACCCTTCTTACCTCTAGCTACTTTAGCATTCCACTTATCTGTAGCTTTACGTATAGCTTTAGCCGCCTCAGGTGTGTCTGTTTTCTTTAGAATAGGAGCATATAAATCTATGGTATTCTGCGCTAACTTTTCTGTCTCTGTGCGTGTGTCTTCAAAGCCTGATTTACCAGCACCTAGCTTACGTGTAATAAGTTGAGCGCCACCTGCAACACCACCAAGGAGAGCAGAGAAAGCACTCTGTGTTTTACTAAAAGAATCCTGCGCTCCTACTTCTAGGCGAGCCTCTTGATTTGCAATATCTTGATACACAGCAGCCGTAGCGTCCAGCGCTGTAGTAGCATACAAGGATTTAGTAGCCGCTGTTCTAAATAAATTTTTCTGTGCTTCTTTCATGGCATCTCTAGGTATAGTTTTCTTAGCTTCTGTTTCAACAAGCTTAGATACTTTATCATATATACCCTTAGTTCTTTTATCTGTCATACCCCTAGCTGCCGCACGTTCAGCCGCTTCTTTACCAGCTTTACGCCCTGCTTCTCTAGCTGCTTTTTTTGTAGCACCAGATCTTAGAGCATCTCTACCAGCCTTACGTACTGCAGCTTTTATAACTTGCTTACCACTTACTTGAACACCACCAGCTGCAGCTCTACCTATACCACCAGTAAGTATACCTAAGTAGTTAGTAGGATCAGATGCCGCAGCAAATACGTAGTCTCCTACACCCTTTACAGCACCCATCAATCCATCATTAACAAAGACATTACCTAGCTGATCATATATCTGATAAGCTTTACGTGCTGTTTCTTTTTGTCTGTCGTTTGCTTTAGTAACAAATCTAACTTCACCTGCAGTCATTACAGTGTTAGAGTTAAAGTAACGCATGTGCTTTACAAAATCATCTACTACATCTTCGTCTGATTTAGTTTGATAATCTACACCCATACGTTCAATCATATAGTCACGAATAGGTTGATTATACTTATAGTCTTTTCGTATGTCGTCTACAGATAATGTTTCTTCTGGATCAAACGATAAAGTTTCATACTTTTTTTCAGAAGAAGAATCTGCACCACTATAAAGATTTTTCATATATTCTTTTTGTTCAAAGTAATTCATACTTAGTCGCCCTTAAACTGTTTAGGTGTACCGTCTGGGTTATGTGTGTCGCCGTACTGATCATCCCAATTATCCATAGCATTGACTTGAGACTTTCTTTTCTTAACACCTTTATAGATATATATTTTAGCCTTAGGGTCTGTAGGTCTAGGTTCAACTAGGATAGGTTGACCGTCAAATGTGTACCTACCTCCATACTGCCTATCCCATTGTCTAATATCTGCATCTCCAAATCCAGCTTTTCTATCACCACCTGGTCTATGCTTCTCTGGTGGTAGAGGTTCTGCAACAGACTGTGATACAGTAGGTTCTGCGTATGGCAATTCTGCCATCTTAGATTCTTCAGTAGTTGATACTACCTCAGGTTTTGTTGTTTCAGTTTTATCTTTTTCTTCAGTGTCAGCCTTAGGGGTATACTCATACTCCTTCATAAGCTGAGATAGATAATCCTTACCCATAAGTTTTGCAATCTGATCTGTGGCAACCTGCTGATCAAAGAAACCACCAGCTGCACCATACATACCTGCATACATGTCGATTTCTTCTTTTACCTTTCCCCTAGCATAAAATTGTTTAGCAATTCTTTTTGCCTCAAGAATCTCTGCAGGACCTACGTCACTCTCTTTACGCCCAGCATCTACAGCCTTTTGTACAAGAAGCTTGTAAGCTTTTTCTGCCTCATCCTCTGCTTCTCTAGATTTTAGTGCGTCATCATAAGTTTCTGCTATATCTTTAGCAAAGTTAAAACCTTCTAGCTTACTAAAACGTTTCATCTCAGAGAAAGACATTACAGCGTTGGGTATAAGAGCATTAAACTCAGCTAAACGAGAAGCGGCGTTTATATCTGCAACAGACATACCGTCCATAGCATCTATTTTACCTAGTTCTTCTCTGGCTCTATCCATAGCACCAAAGCCAAACAATCTACCAACTATATTGGTATCATCTTTAAACTTAGTAGCTTCTGCTGTAGCTCCGTAAGTCTCTTTAGCAAACTGCTCTAGTGGCATATCAATATACTTTGTATCAATATCAGGTATGTTAGGCATATTAACAACAGCTTCAACGTCATTTATAGATAGTGTTTGACCTGGAGCTAAACCTGCATCAGCATGAGCCTTTGCAAGTTTATCTCTAAGTTGACTTACACCTGTCATACCAGAAGCCATAGCAGTACGTATTATAGCTTTAGACCTAGCTCCTTCTGGTATATACTGAAGAGCCTCTCTACCTAAACTTACAGCTGCATTTGCTCTAGCAGTACGTGTACTTATAAGTGCCTTGTTACGATCACTAGCCTGTATCTGTCTTTCCTTAAAGGCTTTAGCCTCATCAGTCATCTCACCCATACGATCTGTAACTTGGTTAAGGAATTGAGCCATAAATTCGTTTTTATTAAATGCCATTGTATATTAACCCTTTGCCATCAAGCCCATAGGCTTTTGTTCTTGTGTTACTTCTTCTTCTTGTGGCATCTCTTCTTCCACAGGTTCTCCCTCCTGCGTTTCAACCATAGACTCAATCATCTGTTGACCTTCATCAGATTCATCTGTACCCTCTTTATCTAACATACTATTAGCAATCATGAGGAAGCGTTGCATCTCTGCAGCTTCTGCTTTCTTCTGTGGGTTATCGTTTGTATCTTTAACCATAACACCTAGATCTTCAAGAGAAGCTTTTAAATATGCGTGTATAACAGGCGCTACAACAACTCCTGCATCTAGTGAGTGTAAGCCTCTCATAACACCTTGAAGGTATACAGTCTCAACAATAGGAGCTAAAGATACACCAGCTTCCATCATAGAACCAAAGTCTTGTAGTATCTCTTCATTGTCTAGTCTCTCAATGTAGTATGCAGCCACCTCATTAATGTTTGACATCTGGGCTGGTTGTTCCCAAGGGTTATTACGTGGTTCACCTGTGAGTGACTCACCAGGAATGGGTCTATCAAATGGTCCTGCTATTGGCATGTGTATATCCTATTTAGTGAAGCCAGCGCCAAAGTAGAGGCCGACTATTGCTGAAACTATGTGTGTGTCTAGTGGGGTTATAACAAAGCCACGTGCTGCTTTCCAATGTATTGCATCTGGTGCACCTAAGATCCAGTTGATGAAGCCACCCTGTACTTCTGTATAACCAACGATTACACTTACGTCAGGATACCATACTGCTACTAGCTTTGGCAACACAATAATAGAGAAGACTGCAGATAAAGCTATGATCCTACGTGTCCAAGCAAAGTGTTTATCTGTCTTGCCATGCTCTCTCGCATCGCTGACTGCACCTACTAGGGCTTTCTGTTGTTCTGCTTTAGCTTTATTGCTTTGACCCCATATGGACATAACTCCACCTAAGACAGTGGAGAAAAGCATTGTGATTAATTCTAAGGGAAGTCCAAACATTATGGGAACTCAAACGTTGTTGTATTATTAGATGGTGCATTCTTGTTTAGTTGTCTCTGACTTCTACGGAAGGCCGCTATTCTTTTTTTCCTCTGCTTATCAGGTCCTTGCCACCAATGATCAGCCCATACTTCCTCTATAGATTCTTTACCTGATAAGACTTCTCCTATGTCAACACCCCTTTTTTGCAAAAGATCGTACACAGCTAAAGACATCTGTTGATTTGCTGTCAAAGAAGTTATCTCCTTTTGTATGTCTCCAGATAAATCTATATTATCAAGCCACTCAGGTATATCTTTACCTAACTGGTTAAACTGTCTAATAGCTCTTACAACTGATGAGTTGAAACGATCAGGTTCATGCTGCATAACACCTCTACCAGGACCTCCACCATACTGAGCTAGTTTAGGGTCCATTGTACCATCAGATTCATGGTAAGCCAGAGGCATAATAACTTTATTGTATATATCCTCAGGTTTTGCATTCTTTATATTAGCTGCTATAGCTAAAGCTTGTTCTAAACTATCATCTGTAGGCGTTTTTTGTAATATAGTCTCAGACATCTTAGTATCTTCAACAGTAGCAGGTCTAGACATAAGACCTACTTGGCTACCTTTTAATGTAGATGTATCTTGTTGTCTAATCTGATCTTGTTCAATAGCTGTAGCTATATCCACAACAGGTGTTTCTTCTGTACTTGGTATGTTTATTTTCTGCCCAGGAAAAATCAGATCAGGGTCGTCTATCTGCGGATTAGCTTCTATCAACTCCTGTAAAGATACACCCTGATCTTTAGCTATAGCTGTCAGTGTGTCTCCAGACTTAACCTCAACATCATTCACTTCACCTGTATAAACTTCTGGTACAGCCATGTCAGCTGTAATAGCATCTTCAACAGCAACACCACGTAGATAATCTTCTAGTTCAGTCTTCATCTCCTGCATATTCTTTTGTTCATACAAAGTCATAGGTAACACTCTTTTTGAACTAGGTGATGAAAGACTACTACCACCACCAGCACTCATTAAAGACTCAGCAGTAATACTATATAGATTATCCGCTGGGCTTGCTGGTACTTCAGCTTTAGATTTATTATTATCCCTAGAACTTGATGGAGGTGTATACACTGGCTTAGGTGCAGAGAAAACTGCAGACTCACCTTTTCTATCAGCCCTAGATGAACCACTAGAACGTGAACCTAAACCTGCAGGACGTAGCTTAGGACGTGTAGACCTACTAGGATTGTAGTAACTGGATACAGCGTTTGGATTATAACCTGGTTCTGGCATAGTTGATATTACCTTCTTATAACTTTCCGAATAGTAGGGCGGCTGCGTTAACAGCAATCTCTCCAAGGAACTTCCCTGATGCGGCTGACAAGCCACTAGAGTCAGTGTCACCACCAGCAGAAGCCTTAGCTTCAGCAGCAATCTTAGACATAGCAATACTAGCATCCCTTTGAGCTGCATTCTCACCTGACTGCCAAGCCCAAGCAAGAATATCTCGTTCACGTTGAACCATGTTATTATAGGCAGTCATGGTTAAGTTGTTAGACGCTAGAGCCGCATCACGGTTAGCTTGGTTGTCTGCCGCATTCTCAGCTGTTGTTATAGACTGCGCCCACTGAGCATTAGCCTGAGCTACAATCAAATGATTAGTAGCATTAAACTGATCACGTGCATTGTCTTGATCTGAGTTAAACCTAGACAGAGCATTAGCTTCACCAGCGTTAAAACGAGACATAGCATTAGTTTGCTCAGAGTTAAACTGTGATACCTGTGTAGCAAGTGTAGCAAAGAATTGGTTAGTCTGATTCTCTGATGTAGCATTAAACTGTTTAGCTGCATTCTCTTGTGCTGTATCAGATAAGATAGTATTAACACGCTGTTGTGCTACAAACATACTTGTCTGTTGCTCATTGGTAAGGTTAGCCATATCCATCTGTAAGAAAGCCTGAGCATTTTGTACCAGTGATTGCTGTCTATTATTTAGATTAGTTAAGTCCATCTGAGACATAGTTGCAGCATCAGCCATAACCTTAGCCTGACGATTACTCAGGTTTTCTAAGTTCATAGTCTGAGCCATCTTAGCATTCTCAAGAGCTACCTGCTGTTGTGCAGTGAAGTTCATGTTAGCTATTTCAGATATCCTAGATGCATTCTGAACCTTAGCTTGAAACTCTTGAGTAAATTCCATATTAAGGAAACCAGCACGTTGACGTGCAGACTCCATAGCAACCTCTTGCTTATTAGATGCATCCATCTGTGCAATAGGTAGTGCAGATTCCATAGCCGCCTGTACTATAGCCATACCAGCTAGTGATGATGCACCTAACCCACGTGCAGCCATAGTAGCTGTAGCACCTCTCATAGCACCTGCAGCCCACGCTGGTGTAGCTCCACCTTCAAAGTCTGCCATAAGAGAAGACAACTCATCCTTAACACTAGCCGCTTCTAGCTTCTGTGTTCCATAAATGTCTTGTACTTTTGTTTGATCTACAGCAGAACCGTCAACCATCTCTCCTGCTTCAACTACACGTGTAGGAGCATCTTCTACTTTAGCCGCCTCACCCTGAGCCGCTTGTAGATCTAACTGAGCTAACTTTGTAGGATCACCCTGAGCCGCTGTCATAGTAGCTTCATCACTTACTACACCTGTAGCTGGAGTAACTCCTGAGAGGGCTGTATCTACAGCAGGTGTAGCTGTAACAGAGTCTATAGTAGCTGGTTGTACAATAGGTGCAGCTACAGCGTCTGGAGAGGGTATTGCTGATGTAGTACCTGCTGCAGTTATACCACCTGCTTGACCTGTGCCAGGAATAATACCTGTACCCACACCTTGATCTGCTTCTGTTTCAGCTTTAATAGTTAGCTTACGAGGGTCAGAGGTAATAGCCTTAGTCATGACGCTTGCACCACTATTGATATTTACCCCACCCTCAGCCATCATCTTAACAGGAGCACCCTCTATGGTACGCCTAGCCGCTAAGGTGAACTTACCCATCCTAGCCGCTGCACTGGGGTTAGCTGCTAGAAAGAGATTAATAGATTTATTGTCCATAGGGCCATTGTAACCCAGCGCTGGTAAAACCTTCTTCTGTAATGTCTCAGGTTTAAACCCTACAAACTTTTTTGCCATAATTATTTATTCCCTAACTGCATCCACACTGCACCAGCAATGAATGTTAAAATAGCTATTGTTGTTACCTTGACCACAGTAGACCAAATACCTCTGCGTGTATCGCGCCATACGTCAAGTAAATCTCTCATTTCGTTTATATCTTTAGCTGCTGTCGCATCATGTAATCCGATAGACGACAAAGCTTGCTTAGCTCCGCGCTTAGCTGCACGATCTAGCATAGACTCTAACTCCTGTGGTGTCAAGTTAATCTCAGTCATTGATTTTGCATTCCTTATACTGACTTAGATAAGTGCCAACTCTCGGTCATGGTTTAGTAGGCCATGTTATATTATCTGGATAGCCATCTAAGTCTTCTATATCTAACAGAGCTTGACGATAATTAGTCCACTCCGTTCGTTTATCTTCTGACATTTCGTTCCAACGTAAAGCATTAGATACAATAGGGTCTACATCTGATAAGAGTAAGTCATCACGTACTTTTCTTGCGTATTCTGGAGCTTTAGCCTCTTGTGCCGCCCGTTCTGCCGCTAGTTGGATTTCTTCTTCTTCAGTAAGCTGTATTGTTATTCCGTCTACTATTTTGTGATTTGACATCGTCGTTACCTTTTTTATTTGAGTATACCAAAAGCTGAAATTGTACCTTTTTGCATATTACCATTATCAAACTGTAGCTTGAATGCATTCCAATCAGTCCAAATATTTCTTGAATAACTCTCTTCAGCAGTTCCGCAAGAATACAAAGTTACTACCTGTTCATTGCTGTATGCCCTATATGTAGCAGACCCCATCGCTTGGGTGGTTACTGTATTTCCACCATGTGCATTCATTATCATTACATATCCACTCACATTAGCTCCAAAGTTTCCTGAAGTAGTAAAGCCTTGTTGTCTACTTATTCTCATATCTTCGTTCCAAGTGTCGCTCAACTGAGAGCCACCCTTATGGTAAAAGAGAGTTCCTCGTACATCCCCATAGCCTTTGTAAGAACTACCGCCGTTGTCACTAAATTTCATTAAAAAATCTTTTGAGTCTTGGGTACAGACTATGCCATTAAACTCAATATAGTAACTATCATACTTAGTGCTATCAACTCCTGTAAAAACATAAGATGAAGTGTTGTTCATAACCGACCTGCTTAACAATACTCTTGAGCCACCACTAGCGTCTGCCCATTGTGCAGTGCCAGCAGATGCATATTTAAGTATTTGGTCTGTAGAGCCGCCACTAGGGATATGGTTATTACCATTACCTGTTGGGTGTGAATAGTTGTTAGCATTAGTAGCCACACCATCAAGCTTAGAACCATCTGATGCTACATCACGTCCGTCTACTGTACCGCCAACACTTATGTTGCCTGATATGTGAAGGTCTTTCCAGCGAACCGAAGACGCACCCAAATTTAAACTGTTGTCATTATTAGCACCAGCCCCATTTACAGGTAGTAAAGTTCCACCACTTTCATCTACCGCAATGCCACGAGTAGCTGTACTTAGGTATAGTCTATCTGTATTAACACCAATACTACCTACAGTTGCGCCGTCTTTAGAAAATAATTGAATGTCCCCATCGTTGCCTAAACGATTAATAGAAAGAGGTGGCCCTTGATAACGTGCAGAAGACATATACCCTTTAATACCTGCGACACCGATATTTATACCGGGGTTATTGCCTGAGTTGTTGGTAACGTTATTATCAGTAGTACCTACCAACACGTTGCCTGATGAGTCGATGCGCATGGCTTCTGTAGGAGAACCGCCTGATGGTGTTGTTTTAATCACTATATTTTGAGAGGCTACAGTATGGGATATGTCCCAGTTTATATTGCCGCTATAGATTAAATCGCCATCTGTTTGTGTAATGTCACCTGATACTGAAGCACCACCTGTTATAGATACGCCCGTAGATGTTGTCTCAAACTTTTTAGCATCGTTGTAATACAGCTTAACAGCATTTGCATCGTTAAAGACTGCATATGAAACAGTGTTATCTGAATTAGTAATGCTTACACTTGTATCGCCACCAATCCGTAACTTTCCTGTGCCAGTATCGTTGATATAACTATTAGACCCATCATGGTAAATCTGTAGGTCAGACCCAGCACCAA